AACAGGCTAATTTATATAATAATAATTTTTAATAATAAAAGTTAAGTAAGTTAAGTAAGTTGAGGTGATCACTGCTCACTGGGCTTTACAGAGTTTCAAAAATTGAGTCTTAATTGAGCAAGTTGAGTTTCGTTTTGTTGAAACTGACTAGATTCACTTGGCTTTCGCCTAACTCTCCAAAGAGAGTTACATGGTTCTAACTTCAATTACATTTATTATTGTCTTTCCTGTTCCGACCAAACCAACTCATCTTTAAATACGCATTACCAGTCTCTTTGATTGCCTTTAGAAATGCGTTATAGGCATTCTTTTGTTGCGTGGGTCACTTCAGGCTTTACTCCATCTTCTAGGCAATCTATGCTGTAGTATTCAGACTCAAACCACATCCACACCTTAATCCCATGCGCCCGATATAGATGGAGCAACCTAATCGTGGCCTCATCGTTCCTTGGGTAGCGCGGCAGGGCTGGAAGCTGCCCGCATTGCTGGCCTGAATCAAACTGCTCACTAATAACCGTGTAATCTTTGCCGTTAATGTTTTCTATTGTCGTTATCATTACTGCTTAACCCCGCTGATATATACTTCATCCCACTCATTAAAGTAACTAGGCGTAAGGATACGTTGTGCGTCTGAGCCTACGCTAAACACCAACATATCGTTGATAAGCAGCACCATATGTGTCAGGTCGCCTTTTGCCAGCACAACTTCTTTAAGGTTCGTGAACCCAGCGTCTGCCAGAAGCTCCCATGCTTCATATGTAAAATCTGTGCAGTTGCCGCCAACAAACGTCTCGCTAGCAAAACCATCCACTTTGTATGGGAATTCCTCCAGCAATGCCAGCGTCTTAGTCATTCGCTTAAACTCCCACGCAGGATCAGCCTATGATAGCGCGATTGCCACCAGCAAAATCGCAACGCCCAGCGTGAAAATTGATGTAATTATAAATGATCTAATCATGATATTTTACTTTCGTTTGGTTAAATAATTGTTAAAGAGTTCACCCACCAAGGGCTGCGTCATATACCTGCTTTGCTATGTATAGCTTAGGTTCAAGGACACCAACCCAGTTCCATGCTGGGGGACTCATTCTTTACCCACTCAAAAGAGTGTCTGGTGACAATAAAGAGAGCAATAGCTATGGCCATCATCACACCTCCCCACACTAAAGAGTCAATCGCTTCGAGTCGTGTAATCATCAGCAAAGCCTCACCAACCTCTGGCGCGTAGTCTACAACTACACCCTGAACGGCGTCTAATATCTCTGCCATCTTGGAACTAACACTAGGCAGAGCCTCAATAAGTTTTGTTGTCATTTCGTCTTTTGTTTCTGTATCCATTATTAAATCTCCATTAAGTAGGTGTTAAATAGCTCGCCCAAACAACGCTTGATTAATTGTGTTTTAGTTAAGTTTTTGAGGCGGCGATGATAAACCCCGAGGCGACTTGTGGTACGATTGCATCGCCAGCTGCATGGAGTATAGCCACTCTTGCGGGATACCCATTAACCAACAGCTGAATTGAGGGTTCAACGAGCCTTTGTTTCCCGTCTGGGCAGTCAACCCATATGCCACTCTGCCAAGGGTGTCGTTGCGCTCCTTGCCGTCCTTTCTGAATTGGCTCTTGCTCAAGTCCCCTGTGTCCTTGTGGTCCCGAACCGTTGGCGTTGGCCACATTGCTGGGTTGACTTGCTCCCTTAAATTTGACGGCGCTGTCCGCCCCTTCCTCGTTGTGGCAAATTGCCTGTCCATAGCCTCTAGGCTGCGCTGGGGCAGATGGCCCATCGTGTTGGGTGTTGACCACATTGCTGGGCTGTCCACTTGCTTGCTTGACAACAAACCATAATCTCTCACGCCTATGGGGCGCACCGACGGAGCTAGCTGGCAATACAGCCGCCCCAACGGCGTAGCCTTCCGATTCCAGCCCTTGATAAACATCATCAAGCCACCCGTGGGTAACTGCGCTTGCAACCTGTTCTCCAAAGACTGTTGCAGGTCTGCGCTCGCAGATGAGGCGGAGCCATTCAGGCCATAAGTGTCTATCATCTGCTTTACCTTTTTGCCGTCCAGCGGGACTAAAAGGCTGGCAGGGGCAACTGCCTGTCCAAACGGGTTTATCTTCAGGCCATCCCGCGAGGTTAAGCGCGTGATCCCAGAGTCCGATGCCTGAGAAAAAGTGGCATCTAGTGTAAGCTGCAAGCTCATCTGCTTGCACGTCTTGGATTGGTCTGTCATCAATATACCCCTTGGTTATATGTCCGTCTTTCATCAGCTGTGAAAGCATGGCACATTTTTTCTTGTCAAATTCGTTGTAATACACTTCCATCTATTCACCCTTACATTGGTTCATTGTGTGTCCAGCTTTTCGCCGATGTTGGTTACTTCAATTGATTACGAGCGTCTTTGATTGCACCGTAGTCAGCCATACGTTCACCCGCCCAAGCAGTGTACCCATCTAATACGTTTTGTGCCGCCGCTCGTGTTGCTTGTGGGCAAAACTCCATTTGCTTGTAACCCTTCTTCCAAGTTGCAAACGACCCATTTACACCGCCTGCAATGCCGCTCCAACCATGTGACTTGCCGTGGCATACTTGCGGAATGAAGCCCGCCACAGTGTCAATAACCCGATAACCCTCAATCGCAAGAAGCAAGCGGGGTACTTGGCTACCGTTGATTCCAACGTAGCAGCTCCCAAGTTTTACCCAACTCAGTTGTAAAAGGCATGATCTCCCCATTCATTGTAACAAAGTCAAAAACTTTACCTTTTAGTTCTTGTTTAACCTTGTCAAATTTAAACACTTCTTTATCACTGTAAATAACGACTCGTGCTCCAGTCCTAACAAGAATAGCAAGTGCATACTTTAGACCAGTTCCAAAGAAACCTACACAACTATCATCATTTTTAACAGATACCCCAAAACTCTTAATAAAGTGTTTTTCTAAAACACCATTATTTGCAAACATTACATATTTCATCAAACATCCCCAGTTGCTGCTAACCACTTTGTTAGCTGTTCATATTCACTACGTACATCGGCACGTATTTCGTCATTTTCCAAGCTACCATTCTATTTTGCTGTACTTGAAAAGTTGTTTTTGTTGTTTTCATTACCAAACTTCTTTTTTCAACACAACTGTGTTATTGCTTTCTCTGTTCTTCCATCTAGTATTTTAGTGAGTTCTTTAAAAACGTCTTTATTAGTTCCTTTTTTGTCTTCAATTGCTTCTTTTAATACTAGACCTTCTGTCTCTGTTCATTTAGAAGTCATTTTACCCACTCCCTTTCATATTTCACTAGAACACCACTTTCTAATGCATTGCATCCATGTTCACCTTGGGCATCTACAATGTAAACACATTCACCTGAGCTCCAACTAAAGTAGACCACGGGGGTGTTAGCCCAAACATGTAATATTGCTATAATCACACTTAGTGTAACAACAGGTGCTACAAGATATTGTATAAATTTGTAATTTTGCATTTTTATCTCCTATGTAAAAGTTAATTAAGGTTGAACCCAAACAGTAGTAACTCCAAAATGCTCAGCAGCAGCTTTTGCACCTTGTTTGACAGTACCGAAGGGAGCGAAAAATACGTTATCTATGTCGTCATTACTTTTTTGCAGCAAATGCCCAAGTACCTTTACCTTTGGCTTCTTTGCCGTGGCTAAAAGTAAAGTTTGACTGATTTATTGTGGTTTTGTTTGTTTGTCATTTTAATTTCTTTCTATCTTTGTTTCTATGGTGGACTTGTTTGCTGTCCATATTCTTAATATAAGGCTTTGTTCAACAGAACGCAACCACTAACCTAACCCAAATTGCAATTTTGTTCATATTTGTAATAACAGTTTGATTTTAAAAGAAAATCATCCTCTTTTTGTGCAACACAAGACAACAAAAGCAGGCTACTTAGCCCAAGAAAGACGAACTTCATTGATTTTTCCTCCTGAATAAATGTCAAGCTCACAAGCAATTCCTACCGCTTTCTTTGCACAAGCCCCCACGGCCATTGCTCCAAGTGCATATTGATCACCTGTTCCAAGTGCATAACAATTATTCTTGTTTATTGGTTGCAGATAAAGTTCATTGTCTAAAAAATACAGGTTGTTTGCGTCTGCAACTAAGCAATTGAAATTTTCACGTTTTAAGGACGGCAATTGGAGGCCACTAAACTCACGGCCTTCCAAAATTGCATCACGTATTTTATATCCAGCAAATATATTACCAGCAAGTGCAAATTTATACCTACCTACTTTGAATATTTTTGTTTCATAGTCAACCCGAGTATCCCCAGCGGTAACTAAAGTGTCTGCTGCTAATATTCCATTCTTATATGCTACTGTAGTCATTGCACCTCCATACACAAAATCAAAGCAATGTCACTGTTAAAACCTTGTTTGATTGCTTCATCATAAATTGTTTTTCTGAGTCCAGTTAATGCTATATAATATCTTTTGTCCTCTTCTATGTTCCTTAAAAACTCTTCAACGTAAGCAGTGTACTCATTGTGTCGCTTGTCCTCTAAATTGTGGATCATCGTTGGTAAGCCTCTTGTACACATTTAGCTTGGTAGATTGCATCATCAAGAGCACTGGGGTGTATTCCTTTACGTACAACTAAAGGTGGACCTTTTACAAAGTACAAGGTACGTGTATCCATTTCATTCCAAAATTTCCATGGTAATTCTAAGTTCAAAGCTTCTGCTACACTACGTAAAATTGGAATATCAAAACTTGCTCCATGAGACCAAGCATGACTAACTCCGTTTTGCCTAGCAAAGTTAATAAACTGTTGCATAGCTCCTACAAGTGAAAGTCCTCCACCCCTTGTTGTAGCTACATTTTTCAAAGCCTCTGGACTTTGTTTAAACCACCAAGCAACAGTTTTCAAGTCAACATGCCTATTAACTGTATTTTGGTTGATACCAACTTCAAAAGTTTTACCCAAAGCATCAGTTTTAGGATCAAACAGAACAGCTCCTATTTCAATAATTGTTGCTGCTGGGTTTGTACTTAGTGTTTCTAAGTTAATCATTAAATGTTTCATTACTTTTTACTTTCTGTAAATATTTGAATTTCTACTTCAACTCCTGGATCACAAACTAAAACTTTTGAACCTTTGCTAACCTGTACTTGTATACCCTCTTTTACCATTGCACACGCAATCCTGTTTGCCCAAGTGGTTTTTCCGGAACCCTGCTTTCCAATTAAAATAATTTTCATTTTTTGAAAAATACCAAGAAAAAAGTACCAAGACTAATGAGAAAAAATGGGATAAGTAAAGGTGAAAAAATCCACCACCATGACCAATCAATTTGTTCTGTTAGTTTTAACCCAATAAATAAAAGTATTAGTAACCCTAAAAAGTTTATTTTCATTTTAGTTCTCCTTTGAAAAAAGATGATTAACATCTACTGCAACAAAGTTTTCACTCTTTACAACACGACCAGCTGCACTGATGATGGGCTTGCCTGCCCCATCAAGTTTACTTAGGTTTGCTTTATGTACCTCAGAAACAGCACGTTCTAACTTATTATCAAGCCCAAAACAAATAGCAGTACCGTCGCAAACATAGCGCAAATCTGCGAGTTCATGTAAACAACTAACCATATCACCTTCTGCAATGGAAGCTAAAACCTCTGCTAATTCCTCAATCATCAAGTGTGATCTTAATAATGTTACATTAGTATTCTTTGCTTCAATTGCTTTCAAGAGTTGGTGGGATGTTTTTTGTAGTATTTCTACTACTATCTCTAAAATTTCAACAGTCTCTAAATCACGGTCAATAAACCGTGGAAACTCTTCATCAGCTTGTTCAATATTAAAAGCAGTGTTAAAATCACTTACCATTTTTAGCGTGGTATTCATCTAATCTCTCCCTAATTCTCTCTCGGTTAATATACTGGTCGCAAGGTTTTGGTTCCCAATTATTCCACAGTGTAGTAATGGACAAAGGTGCTATAGCTTTTAGAATACTTGTTCGAATGTTTGGGTCACAACGTATTCCTCTTTTTGTTAATTCAGCTGCTATACAGAGCCAACGTAACCAACAATAGCGCAATTTGTTATAAAAGAAGGTAACATGACCTTTTCCCAAACAGTAATTTTCTGGCAACTCTTTCAATTCTCTGTTGCTGTTTTTAACAGAAGCAGCTTGAGCTAAGGTAAATACACGAGGCAACTCCCTATATTCTGCTAGTAGGTGTAGAGTTGTTAATTCCTCTGGAGGTATACAATTGATTCTAGTCATAAGAATGACAATCCCCGCTATCAAAGTCTCGTTGCAATTTGCATTTACGGCACGTTTCTCGATAGTGAAAAACACTAAGTACTTCAACATCAAAAACATGTTCACATTCTGAAAATTTATAGCACACTGGAGGTTCTGTTTTTACTTTAGTGGTTTCAACAATACATACACCTTGTCCTTGGCCGTTGTGTATAACATGACAGCTAAGGTAACCAGGAAGGAGTTGTGTGTATTCCATGCGCTTTGCCCAAGGACTAGAAATAATCCAATGAACAACTTCTTCAGAAGAACAGATAACAGCAGAGTTAGGGAGTTTATTACCAAGTACCAACATCATCGTGGTTGCCCTCTTCTAGGTAAATATTTATTTTAGCACAGTCAAAAACAACTCGCTCAAGATTGTGAAGCAAGGCTTTCCTTAAGCTTGCAATTTCTTCATCTTGCCACAATATTTTTGATTTTTTGTGAATTACTTGCTGTACAAAATCTAGTAGTCAATCCTAAAATTGTATCACTGCTCTGGTGAAAACCATTATCAAATCTACAAGTATTTTCAGGTATTTTTAATGACATTAACCAAGCTTTAAACTCAAGATCGTTCATCATTTCTTTTCTCCCTCAATTTCTTTATTGACTATAACAACAAATCAACAGAACGCAAGTTTATAATTCAGTTATTGGCCAAGTTTCTTTTCCATAGCTTTTGTCCCAATGTTTTCGGCACTCCTCTAAACTAGGTAATATGTAATGGTACATTCGTTTTGTTTCAACATAACTAAAACCATCCGGAGCAACTCTATTTACTTTACCCATCATCTGTCTTTGTTGAATGTTTGGGACAAGTTTACCTAAGAACCTACCTAGGCTCGTTGCTGTACCTCTACGAGTGACGTTAAAGCGTTTTGCATTGTCAATAAAATCATCCACTAGTGCTTCTTTAGGTATCACCTCTTGCCACTCTGTGTCATTTTGTAGGACTGTTCCATTATATAATTTTTGATACCACCACTCTTCTTCAACATGTAAACTCAAAAGTTTTTGCTCACGTAGTGCATCTGTTTGTGGAACTGTGTGAACATTGAACTCTGAAAGGTCGTAACTCATCAAGAAATGCAGCAGCGCCGCATATCCTCCATCTTCAAGTTTCTTTGCCAAGTTGCTAAAGTAAGTTGTATCTTGTTTATTTTCGTTACCTACATCCAGAACCAAAAAGCGCCTTTCATCTCCACCAGCAGGAATCACATGCATGTCGTTACTTGCCATAATCAAGTGGACATAGTTTGGAGCAGTTTCAATGTCCACTCCTTTAGCTTCAATTGGAATTGTTTCTTCTGTAATTAGTGTTTTCAATACGCTTGCATGTTTGCGGTCACCTGCGTAAAAAGCTTCATCTGCAAAAAGCAAAACTACATCACGTAGATGTGAATTAAAATTACCTACCAAATGTCCAGAGTTGCTTACTTGCATAAAGTGTCGTCCAAAAAGAGCTCCAAATTGTTTTGCAAAGAAACTTTTACCAGTCCCTCGCCCACCCCGTAACACAAGTGCGACTTGCCCTGTAGTGTCTGGGCTTTGGACGCAGCGTGCCATCCAACCAATAACATAATCATAAAGGTCATCTCTGTTGCTGCAAACATTCCTACGTATATGGTCTAAGAAAGGTTCACAGTCTCCAGGAGTTGTGGGTACACTAAAACCTCTCCATAAATTATAGGTATTAGGATCACTTTCTCCAGGATAAAAACCAAGGAAATCATATTGTCGACGTTTCTCATTAATCAACCACCACTTGCCCACAGGCATAAACTTTGCTTGACCTTCTTGGGTTTCACCAACTTGAATTAACTTGTTCAAATACCTGTTACGGAAATCTTCAAAAGACTGTTTTGTTAGGCGGCTACGTTTTAGCCCTGCATCATAAGTCTCTTCAACAATGCGGCATTTTCCACCCATACTACCAATGACTGCAAATTGTTCATTGAGTTTAACAAGCCATGGATCAATTGCATGTTCTTTTGCTCGTTCAATTTGTCGTATTGCATATTTTTCAACATTACCTTTTTGTTCAAGTATACTCGCTGCAATTCCAAACTCTGGGTCTGTCATAATACTAAAAATAACGTCATCAGGAACTTCAAAACGTATTAAATTACAGACACAATCAAAAACCCATGCACTCCTACTATTGTCTCCATTTTTAGGGTTTTCTGGGTCTCTACCCTGAACAATAACAACTTTGAGGCGGTCAGGAACATCCCATTGATCTAAGTCATCAACATTTACTAGGCGTTCAATGTTACCGCTAATTTGAATTGGTACATGGTTGATACCTCCACTAAAACTTTCTGCTCCTGTCTGTACTGTTTGGGCTTGGTTAAACTCACTCAAGTCATATTCACGGCTTGCATCAAACTCAACGAGATACGCCTCAGTTTCAACGCGACCTTTTTTGCGTTTACGCGCATCTGGAATATTCATCGTTCCTGGAAGACGCATAATACGGTCAATGTTGTGGCAGTTGTCAGCAGCATACAAATGCTCAAGCTGCTGATTGTAGCGCTTTGCATCCTCAGCAAGCCCAATGTCACCATCAACCTTAATTGACTCTTTCAGCTTCCAAAAACCCTGATAGCCACCACCTGAGAAAATGATGCAAGTTGGAGCGGGTACACCTTTTGGGCGATTCTTCATGAGTAAGTCAAGTGTACGGTCACGCTCTTGATTAAGGTCATAACCCTCTCTTGGATCAATGTCTACATGTAGGTAGTCAACACTTTTGATGTCTTTGCGATCAGCCTTTTTTGTTAAAGGGTAGAGGGTAGAATTGACATGAAAATATAAATTACGTTCTCCATTATATTTTGCTACCCATTTTTCAAGTTGGTTAATTGAACTGTTATCAAATGTTTTTGTCTCTATACCTTTTCTATCAGGGTGGATTGAAGTAAGTATCCATGGTCCTTTTTCGTTGTATAACTTTAGAAACTCTGTTGTTTTATTTGTCATTTCTTCCCCAATATTCCACTAATCTATTTGCTTTTACTTGTCCTTTTTCCATCATTCTTACCCAAGTTTCAGAACAACCAATTGCAAGTGCAAGTTCACTTTGCAGCATTCCAACTCTTCTACGAAGTATTTGTGAGAGTTCACCTCCAGTTAAATCTCTGACTTTGTAAGTATGTATGTGGTCACTACGCTCATCTCTTTCCCAATGTGTGTACTTGTCTAAAGCTACTTTGTAAACTACAGACATTTGTTTCTGAGTTAAGTTGAGTCGTTTACGCTGAACCCACAGCTCTTCGCCTTTTGTTAGTTCAATGCCCATTTTATTAGGACCTCCTTTGTCATTGTGTTTGTGTAAGTGTGACACTGTTCAAACATTTCTGTCTTAGTTAATTTCCCAACATCTATCAACTGAGGGTATTTGAACATAAACCATTCTCTTTTACATTGCACAAGTAAAGCAACTCTGCCTCCTTTTGTGTGTCTGCGCTTCATCCATACTTTTTGTTGTGGAGTGTAATGGCTAAATTTAACTACTGTGTCTTCACCTTTTGGCCAATCGCGCAACCACTTTAATTCAAACCACCCCTCAATAAAATTTACATCGGGTGTTCCTGGGTAAGCAGGGTTTTCAACAGCTATTGCGTCCAACTCCTGAAGGTACTTTGTAACCTTTCCTCTCATATCACGTTCAGACAAAACTAAGCTCAATTCCAGCTTCTGTTAGCATTTCAGAACTAAAGTCAAACTCGTTTTTCCACTTATCACTAATTTCAATTGGAGCATAAATTTTCACTTTAGTTATACCAGCTTGGATAATTAGTTTGCTGCATTCACAACAGGGAGGCAGAGGGGAAACATACAAAGTTGCATCCTGCACATTACCTGTTGAATTCAAAATTCCATTTGCTTCAGCATGAACTACCATACGGTACTTTGTGGGCTTGTCCTCATATCGCTCTTTTAAGTCAGAAATTCCTCTTGGAAACCCATTATACCCCACGCCCAAAATGCGGTTGTTGTTGTCAACAATTACTGCTCCAACTTTTGTAGAAGGGTCTTTTGACCAACTTGCTACAAGAAGACATAATTGTGAAAATCGTTCATCCCATTTACTTGTCATTTTGATACATCCTCTATTTCTCCCCAACTTGGTCCAATTTCGATATCAACTTTAAAAGGTACAAGAGTGTTTGGAACACAGTTGCTCATAATTTCTGCTATTTGTTTTGCTTCTTGGACGCTTGCTACACTACTGTTAATTTCATCATGTACTTGTAACTGCATAAACGTGTCTGGCATTTCTCTGTCAATTGCAACCATGGCTGCTTTTGTTTGATCAGCACTGCTACCTTGTATAAGTCTGTTTAGAGATTTATGTGTGAAATCATAATTACCGTCTTCACGAACAGGAAAATGCAAGTTACGACCACCTACCGTCCTGATAAAACCTTTTTTATCAACTCTACGTTTTGCTTGGCTGGCAAGTAAACGTACATAAGGAACTTTTTGGTCAAAACCATCCAGTACTTTTTGACCTTCTCCTCCTGCTGCTTCATAAAGAAAACCCTGTACCCCTCTTGATTGTTTATAGGCAAGTGCTTCACCTCTGTTCTCAAAGTATTGTACACCTCCACTCTGTTTACACAAAGCCCAGCGAGTAGGCAATCCTAAGTCTTTGCATAATTTTGCACCACCTTCTCCATAACACAAACCAAGGAAAATGGCTTTACATCCTGAACGAGCACTTTTGTATTGCTTTGCATTCATTGAATCAACTTTTTTTCCATGAACAAGACGAGTCATCATACTATGGTTATCCAAAGCAGGGTTTTCTCGGTAGCGTTTTGCCATTTCAGGAGCTCCTGTGAACCCCATTATCGCTGCAAAATGTGTTGTCCATCGTGGTTCTTGTTGGCTGTAGTCATTACAATCCCAGATTGCACCGTCTTCAGGAATGTAAATACTCCTCCAGAAATCAGCGAAATCGTCACGACTTGGTTGTTGTTGTAGGTTGGGGTCAACAGCACTTAACCTACCGTAGCGAGCTCCTGCATTCTTATTTCCTGAACCATCATCCATAGCAATCTGGTTGAAAGTACAATGAATTCTCCCGTCAACCATATAATTTCTGATTGACTGGGCAAATGTTGTACGAAGTTTTGATATTTTACGCGCCCAGTTGAGGGTAGCTCCAAGTTCCCCTGTTGCTTCAAGAACAGTTTGGTCAATTTGCCACTTTCCTGTTGCGGTCTTTCCTAATTTTATTTCTGCTGCATCAAACAATTTTTTACATTGGTTGTTGTTCATGACATGCATTGGATCGATTAAGACTCCTGTTTGTCTGTGTAGGTCTTTCATTGCCTTTGCAGCTTCTTTGCGACTGTACTCTTCAACTTGAGCTAATTTGTCTTGATCAATTTTGACTCCTCTTGCTCTCATTTTAACAAGAACTGGAGTTACTTTGCTTTCTAAATTCCAAATATCCCAGAGGTCTTGTTTTTCAATTTCTTTTTCCTGCTCCCGTAAAATCAAAAGAGGACTAACTGCATCTTGTTCAGCATATGCACCTACATAACCTGCCTCGAGCAAATACATTTCAGCTTTTGGATCAATTTTGAATTCTAAAGCAGCTTTTCTTAGTAGTTCCTCGTCTTTTGCTTCAATTCCGTACTTTGTTCCAATTTTAGCAAGCCCAAACGACCATTGGTTCTCATCAATTAGAGGTTCAGCAACTTGGATATCACGAATGAAGCTAACCTTTGGAAAGAATATACTTTCTGCCCACAAGTAGTCCAAGTCATAACTAATTTTTGCTCCAACAAGTTGACCATCGAATTCAGCCGCATTCTCTCTCAAGTACCCTAGAACAGCTTGGGGGTCTAAGTTACCTCCCCCTACATGTCGCATTGGTAAGTAATGTTTTGGTCCACCCTCAATTGCAAAACTAACTCCTGTTATATAGCCTCCTCTGCGAACACCAATACCTAATTTTTTGAGTTGAGGGTCACAAGTTTCACAATCAATTGCAAGGCGCTTTACACCTTTCCAACTAGGTAAGGATGAGAGCTCAGGGGCTTTCCATGTAATCTTTGGTGCAAAGAGTGAATTTTGCATTAGTTGTTTTTTCCTGAATTATCAATGTCTACTTTTTTTATCAACCCCAAATGGGCTGTCTTGACCTGTTGGGTCAATTTTGGACTGCTTTGCCTCTTCCATTTGAATCAACATTTTAATCCTGACCTCTGCTTCTTTCAAGTTTTTTAGAGTTTTGTAATTGCAAATCAACCCAATGATTTTAGTCTCTTCATCAATTAGTTCATTAAACTGTTGAAATAAACTTAATTCACGTATTGAGGCTTTTTCACCAAATCTTTCTTTAAAGTTTTCAGATAACTTTTCTACATAGTGGAGAGATTTCTTTAAGTCCTGTATTCCATTCTTTTTGCGCCAACGTGAAACATATTTTGTTGCGCAACCTTGTAGATAGTCTAAATGGTTTTTTGTAGCAAAGTCCCAATGTTGGTACTTACACCTGTAATGATCACCCCCTATTTGTTTTTCATTTGCTCTTTGCATTCCTCAAGTTCCTTTCTTAGTTTTTGTGTTCGTTCAATTTGTTTTTGATATAAGTATCCTGATGCCAAGCCTTCAACACTAACTAGAGTGTTGTGGTTTTTGACCAACATTTCTGAAAGTTGTTCAACATTCCTACAAGTATATTTTTTGCAAACAGGGGTGCTCTTTCCAATCAGACTTTAACTGTTCTAAGTCTTTTACCACCGCTTTCCTGTGTACTTAAGGGCAAACCACCTTGCACTAGAGAATAATAAAAGTCAAGAGCGATAGTTGGTAACCAGCCTGTTCTGAAGTGAGCTTCAAGATTTTCTTTACACCCAAAAACAAGCATATTACCCATTTGCAACTGTTCAAGACAAAACAAATAAAGTTCCAGAGAATCACAAGCTTTGACAATTTTTAAGTCATCATACTCTAGTTCTGAACAAGTTGGAAACCCTAAATACCCAATTGTTTCTTCTTCAATTTTTTCAATTTGATTTACCGTTTCCCCAAGAGACCATTTAACTGTAGCAGGTATATCCCCCATTACAACTTCACCAATGTTGTGAGAAAGGCAATAGGGAGCAAGCTTTGTGAATTTCTCAGGAAACAAATACCATAAAAGCATTGTTGTATTCCATTGGTGCATAGCATTATTATACTCACCAAGAATCCGCATAACATGACATCTCTTGACCGCGCCTGCTGCTCTTGTGTGGGCTATTTTATTTAAGACCTCATTTTGCATTTGCTTTTTCCTCACGTCGTTGTAACCACTCGCAACAGGCTAGCTTCCAGTCTTCAGCTCTGCAATTTTTTGCATTGTTTAGAGCATTTGTGAAACGACGAGGATCGTCTTTTTGTTTGAATGCTTTCCAAGCCCACCAGAGGGGAGTGACAACTTGTTTAAAAAATGGATCATTAAGTCCACAGACAGGACCTTTTGCCATGAAAACTTCTAAGTCAAAATTCCAACTTTTAATTGAAGTAGAAACCATAGGATAAGGTTTGACTGTGTCGTAAGGGTTTTTAGAAACTGATAAACCAGACAATTCTTCACCCATGCTTTCAAGACCTTTGACTTTTTCAAGAGTATCCTTATAAGCGTGCAAATTGTTTGAAACTTGCCAATACTTACCCATAGGGAGGCCAAGTGCTGCTGCAACATATTCTTGCAACATTGAAAAGTGAACAGCGTTAGCACCATAGGCTCCCCAGACAATGTCGTTTGATCGGTTGTAGACAGTCATGTCTAGCTGGCTGTTATCATTCACACTGAAAACAGCCATTAAGCTGCAAGGAAAATCTTTACCTTGTTTGCAAAGATCAACTTTAGCGTCCCACATTTGTAGTACACAACGGTGATCATCAGTATTTATTGACAGAGCTTCAATAATTTTTTTAAGTTGATCAAAGTGAAAATGTTTAATCCAACGGTGGCCATAAGCTCCATGGAAAGTAACTTTATCATCACTGTAATTTGAAATATTAGAGTTGAATTGTTCCAACCAAGCAACATCATTTCTACCTGCTAACATCCATAAGCTTTCAAAAAGATGAAAGAATGGGTTACAATCCCGCTCAGGGTGAAACATAACTCGTTCTTGTGGACGGTTGTATTTTGTTGTGACAGGTCCAGAAAATTTTGTAACATACCCATTTTGGCTATCTCGCTCAACTCCAACTTCACTCAGTTTGTGCAAGACGATAGGTAGAGCATCACTTACATTCCTTACATTAAATACATACATTATTTTACTTCCTTTGGTAAATTGAAAACACGGTTTAGTTCAGCTTTAGGTAAAGCTAGTGCTGTTGTTTGTTTTCCTAAGTTAACAAGTTCCCCAACAAAAGGTTTGATTTCTAGCCAAGCTTTTAGTAACGAATTTACTGTTGCAGCACTGTTGACAGCTAATCAACTGATCTTGAAACGAGCATCATTCTATTTCTTTCTTTATTTCTTGTTTTACTTTTTGTCTTGCAGCAGTTTTTAGGTTACTACGTTTTTTCTTTTGTTGTTTACACTGGTTGCATTTACATAGGTTGTACCCTAAATTTAAAATATATTCAAACGGTTTCACAGTACTCTCTTATATTTATTTCGTGGACGACCTTGCCCCAGAATTACACGCTGATACTTATCCCACTCACAAAGTTGGAATTGAATGTCGTGCAGACAAAGTTCAGGACCTTTCCAATACTTATCTCGTTTTTTGAAAAGTAATTTCATCTCTTTTAGTTTCTGCTCAAACACAACTCGCTGCTTGTATTCACGACCCATTAAACGATTCAGTCCTCTCTCAGCTCCAGGGCCAACTGGGCAAAAAGTGTTATAGTCATCAGGTTTACCATTAGCCCAAATAGGGGTAAACATTGTATCAAGCAAAACCTCTTTGAGCTCCTCCAAACCCATCCATATTCTTCATTTCAGTGAAGAGAGGCTCCCAGCAATTGGTTTCGCGGATGGTTGTGAGCAGAGGTTCAAGTTGTGACCACATCGGCAAGAAAACCCTCCTTATAAGAATATCAATTTTAGGGTCTTTATCTCCAAAAGCTGGTAATATATAAGCAGAAGTGAATGCTACTTTACCCTGCTCTCTAATATCAGTTACAGTTTTACGTATGTGTTTGACATCCAACTCTGAGGTATAGCCAATGTCACGACAGGTTTCCCACTTACCAATAAATCGAAATATAATACAGTTGATAAAGTGGCTTTTAAGTGAATATGACTGAAACTCGGAATTTTCATAAAAAAGTTCTTTCAATTTCATCGTTGTTTTGTCGTGTTCACGTTTTACATTTGTAAATTTATATTGTTGTAAAATTTCATCTTCTGTCCAAGGCCACTCTGAACCCTGTTCACGTTTAATCCGTATGGACTCACGCTCTTCCATGAAGTTGTAAAATTCTTTAGCTCTCATGCTTATGGACCTTTCGTTTGTTGGCTGTCCCCAACCACTAAACCAAAATTGGGGACAGCCTTAACCACCACTTGGGTTAACTATTTTTATTTAGTCAAAAGCTTCATTCCAATTACCTGTCACTGAGGCTTTAGTGTAAACTGTTGGTTTGTTTTCAAAGAAATTTGTATGTTCTTTTCCGTTAACAATTGAATCAACCCAAGGTAAAGGATTCACCATTTGTTCTGAAAACATTGGTTTCAGGTCAAGCTGTCCAAGACGTTTATTGGCAATATAGCGGATGTACTGCTTTACTTCTTCGGGTGTTAGTCCTTCAATGTCTCCTGCTTCCTGGTAAGCTAAGTCAATAAATTTGTCTTCCATTCCAACCATGTATTCACAAGTTGCATAGAGTTTTGACTTAAACCTGTCAGTCCAGATTGTTGGATTTTCATCTAACAAAGTCTTATAAAGTTTAATCATGCAGTCAACATGATGTGATTCATCACGAATTGACCAAGTTACAAGCTGCCCCATTCCTTTCATTTTACCAAACCGTGTAAAGTTCAATAGGATAACAAAGCTGCTAAATAGTTGCAAACCCTCTCCAAAAGCACTGAACACTGCCATGTCCTGGGCTAGTCCTTCTAACCCATCACGCTGTTGAAACATGTAGTCATGTTTTTCTTTCATTTCACCATACTCAAGAAAAGCACTATACTCAACCTCTGGTAGTCCAAGTTCTTCAATCAACTTTGAATAAGCATCAATATGAACACATTCCCGAGCAGCAATTGAAAGTAACATCATCCGTATTTCAATTTGTTTAAACTGAGGTAAGTAACGTTCTACATAACCTACTGCTACATCACAATCAGCTTGTGTGAAGAAACGGAAAATTTGAGTTAACAGTTTCTTTTCACCTGAGTTTAAAATTGTTTTCCAATCACGTACGTCATCACCTAACGGAACTTCTTTTGTCATCCAGTGAGCTTTTTCACTTGTTAGCCAACCTTCATAAGCCCATGGGTAGTTAAACGGTTTGTAACTGGTTCTTTTATCAAAAATACTACTCATTCTGTTATCCCTCACATGCTGTACAGACTTCTTCTGTACAATTAAATTCTTTTCGTTCTTTTCGTTCAATCATGTTGCCAATTTTTTCAACACCTTTTTCAGCATCACTTCGTAAATAATACAATGATTTCAATTTTTTCTCCCAAGCTAGATAATGCAGTTTGTGGAGGGTTTTTGTGTCAATGTCAGGTTGGACAAACAAGTTCAAGCTTTGGGCTTGACAAATATATTCTTGCCTGTCTGCTGCAAGTTCAACAAGTTTTACCTGATTAATTTCAACGGCTGTTTTGAAAATTGTTTTTTGTTCATCTGTTAAAAAATTCAAATGCTGAACACTACCGTCATTAACACTAATACTAGACCAAACTTCTTCATTATCTCTGCCTAAGGTTTTTAGGAGTTTTACTAAAGCTAAATTTCTGACTTCCTTAGACCCTGATTTAGTCTTGTGGTTGAATACTCCTCCTGGAATTGGTTCAATCCCAGGACTAATTGTACCACAGATAATTGAGCTAGTTGCATTTGGGGCAATTGCTAACAGGTGGGCATTCCTTCGTCCAGTACCTTTAAGATCAGAAGGTTCACCTCGTTCAAGTGCTAAACTCTGAGTTTGCTTTACAGCATTTACTTTCATCATTTTAAAGAAGTGTTTGTTGAACTCAATTGCTTCTTCACTCTCAATACTAATTTTGTTATTTTGTAAGTATGTATGAAAGCCCAATGTCCCAAGCCCAATGGAACGCTCGCTCTCTGCACTTTTGGTTGCTCTCCAAAGTTCCTTTGGTGCTTTTTTGATGAACACCTCCAACACATTGTCAAGCATTGTTACACAATCTCTGATAAACTGTTCCTCATAAGGCTTCCACTCATCATACTTTGCAATATTAACACTGCTCAAACAACAAACCGCTGTACGGTCTTTAGCTGTTGCTAAAGTTATTTCTGTACACAAATTAGAGTGGTGAAGTTCTAATCCAAGCATCTGTTGGGCTAATGGTAAAGCACGTTTTGCGGTGTCCTTGAAGAATACAAAGGGTTCACCTGTTGAAACCCGAGTTGTTAAAATTTTAATCCACAAGTTCCTGGCTTTCACAGTTTCATGGATGTTGCCTGAATTTGGGTCTTTGAGTTGCCAGTCAAGATCATCCCTGACAGCAATCATAAACTCATCAGTGACTCCAATACCGTGGTGTAAGTTTTCATTTTTCGCGTTTTCATCTCCAGTAGGTTTCCGCATTTCAATGAACTTAATAATTTCAGGGTGTGAAATATCCATGTACATAGCAGCAGCACCACGTCGAGTGTTGCCTTGGTGGTAAGCTAACATTTGTGAATCAATGCAGTGCATGAAAGGAAAAACTCCTGGAGACTCAATTCCTTTTTTGGTTTTTTCACCTATTGCTCTAATGTGCCCCCAATAACTTCCAATTCCTCCTCCGGAAGTTGCAAGAAAAGCATTTTCTTCAAAATTATCACTAAGCCCACGGATGGAGTCATCAACATAGTTTAAAAAACAACTAATTGGAAGACCTCGTGTTGTTCCCCCATTGCTAATTAAAGGGCTAGCAAAACTCAACCAAAGTTTACTGCTGTAGTCATAAAGCCTTTGACCTAGTTCATAGTCACCTCCACAAAATGCAACAGCAGCACGAGCAAAAACATCTTGATAGCTTTCGTCTTCCAACTTGTAACCTCTGTCTAAAGTGGTTTTTCCGAATGGAGTTAGAAGTTCGTCCCTGCTATCATCAACAGAAATTAAATTACGTATCTCTTGGATTGTGTTTTCTCTCATGTTATACCCTAATAATTGTTAATTTTTCTGCTGCTCTTGTTACTCCAGTATACAACCATTTGTACCTGTCTTTTCGAAACGAAAAACTCTCATCAATTAAGACAACATGATCCCACTGACTACCCTGTGCTTTATGGCAAGTGATTGCATATCCAAAGTCAAAACTCTCTGCTTCATCAGATTGCCAAAATGGTAGCTCTTTTCCAATGAAATTATGAGTGTGGGAAATGACTTCAAGTACTGCATCTGAACCTTCAGTTCTCAAAACTAATTTAATTTTATCCTGGTCTTGAAGAACCATTGTTTCTTCAACAAAGAACATAGCTCCATTGAGTAATCCTAACTCATGATTGTTTTTCAAGCAAACTAATTTGTCACCAATTTCTGGTAAGTTTCCAACAAATCCTTTTAACTCTCTTATTCTTTTGTTGTAGGAGAACCGTGTTTTGTTTTTACCTACAATGACTTGGTCACACTCTAAAATTTCTTTTTTGTTTATTTCTTTCACTAAAATAATCTTTGAAAGACCATATTTTCCAAGTGCAATTTGTTTTTGTTCTCTAACTCTTGTTGCTATTTTAAGAATTGGACTATCCTGAGCTTGTCTGTGAATTTCACTTAGCAAGAAATCTGGTTCACACTTATAAGTAAAAAACCCTGTACCCTTAACAGGAGGCAACTGAGCAGGGTCTCCAAGGACAAGTATTTTTGTTCCAAAGCTCAATAGGTCTTCACCAATTTGTTGGTCAACCATACTACATTCATCAATGATAAGTAGCTCTGCGGTCTTCACAATTGAGTCTGTGTTTAAACAAAAAGAAGGTCTTTTTGCATTATCTTCTTCTATTTTAATTTCCATGTTGAGTTTTGTAACAACTTGTTGATCATTTTCTTGCTTTGCTATTAGTAGATCAAGTTCTAACTTTTTGAGTTTTACCTTGCTACTCCCTTTTGGGTTGTAAATTAATTGGTGTATTGTTGAAGCTCCTGCACAACCTTTTGAAGCGAGTACATGAGCAGCTTTACCAGTGAATGCTGCAAACAAAACTTTACCCCCTACTTTTTCAACGAGGTGTTTTGCTAGTGTTGTTTTACCTGTTCCTGCATACCCAAAAAGGCGAAAAACTTGTTGATCACTTTGCAACCAATCCTCAGCTTTTTGAATTGCTGTTTGCTGTTCTTTTGACCATTCCATTTCTGACGTTCTTTCTAATAATGATTTTAAGTGGGGGCAGTAACTATTGCTACTGCCCCCTAACCCGTGAAGCGAGTTATTTCTTAGAAAGGAATGTCGTCATTTCCTTCGGCAACAGGATCAGAACCACCATTGGAAGAATTCTGTTGTGAATAATCTACTTTCTTTTCCCCAGCCTGTAGCATTTCTAAATTAGCTACAGCTTCATCAAGAAGGTGCTTCTGAGTTTCTGGATTAATCAAAGACTCTTTCCATGTACCTTTAAGGGGTTGGATCACAACATTGTAAAAAGTTCCAAGTTTGTTTTTCTGCTTAACCGCTCCAAGAATTGCTCGATGGGCAATAAGAGGAACATCTTTATGAACTTTCATCATGCCCATAAACCACTTGTTCTTAGGTGAGATTTTAGTGCTGCTAAAAGCAAGGACAACAAAATCGAGAAGGTCTTTACCATCTGCTGACAGTAAATTACCATAGACATAGTGAGTTTCAACAAGATTGTTACCATTAACAGTGAGGCCTCCATATTTGTTACCACCGTTGCTTTCAATTGCCTTTTCAACAACATCACTATCAACGTCATAAATTGCAACTGGAGCTCCATCACCACCTTCATTCCGTGGAACCCACTCAACAAAATGCTTTGTATTGTACACGGGTTGAAAAACAATTTCTTCATACAACTCTTGTGTTGCGGTGTTGAAGAACATACCTGCTTTAGCTTCTGGTATACTATCATCGTCAACTTGTGGGCTATTTGTTTGCAAAATATTTAAAAACGGAATGACCATATCATCTTTTGATACTTCTTCAAAACCTTTTCCAGCCATGTCTCCATAATTGTATGAGGTCAATCCTGTTTCTTTTTTCTTTGCTACTTGTTTGGAAGTCATAATAATTATCCTTTGTTCATTGTTCATTGTTCATTCGTTGCTTAAAGTCCAATGGACTATTTAACTTTGGCTGTCCGACGTTGGTAAATGCCAAACAAGTCCTCAGGTAAATTCTTCCCCTCTTTCAGTTGCTCTTTAACAAAAGAGTTGAGGGTTTGCCAGTGTACTGACATATCTTTGCTAAATTTTGGTTTGTGGTTGTCTCCACGTAAACGGTCTTCAAACTCATCTGCCCATTCTTTATCGTTTTTGCTAAATTCAACAACAAATTTTCGCTTGATTAAGCCACCTTGGTTGTTTTCTTCAAGCCATTTGTAAGCTTTATCTTTTAGAGGTTTTGGAATGCTTGCAAAAACCTCATCAGAAACTGATATTTCAATACCATCAAAAGTTCTAATGTACTCTTGGTCTGCTTCATCCATTACAGAAGGAATTGCATCTTCAACCAAAAATTTAAATTTTTGTTTAGCTGCTGCAAGGCTTTCTGTTAGCTCCTCAATTTCAAGTTCTGTTTCTTTTGTTTTACGAGCAAGGTTACTTAACTTTTTTAAGATATTTTCACTCTGTGTTTCTGTTTTAAATTCTGAGTAGTCATTCATTATAGTCCTCCATAAAGTTATTAACATTCAATTTTATTTGTGTGTAGTTTTTGTGTCTTGGTGACCATTGCAAAAAATAAAATTCATTTACATACTCTGCTGCAATCATTGTTGCAAGGCCAATAAAAATTGGACTCCCTATTAACAATAAGCTATCACCTTCTTGAAATTCATACATTTTATCGCGCATGAGTTCTAAAGCTTCTTGCGCAGCAAACTGATTTGCATTGTGTTGAGCAATAAATTTTAACTCACCAAACTTTGTTGCAGGCTCTAAGTTATATTTAGGGACTAAATCACCTAATTCGTTTTTGTATCGCAATTCTTGTACTACATAAACGGTCATATCCATTCCTTCATATTGTCACCTGTTATTTGTAAAGCAAGGTCAAACTTGCTGCGCAAAGATTTTACAATGTGTTCATCAACAGTTCCTTTACACATAATGTCAATGTAGTTTACTGGATTATGTTGTCCAATTCTATGTGCTCTATCTTCACTTTGAAGGCGGTCAACAAGCCCAAAAGAGTTGGAGTAGTATATAACAGTCTTTGCTTGAATAAGTGTTAACCCTGTTGAACCCGCTTGTTGGTTGCCAACAAAGAATTGTTTTTCACCATTTTGAAAAGCTTTTTTATTTACTGCTCTACCCTCGTCATCAACTTTACCATCATAACGACAAGCTTTGTCTCCAAGTAAATCCATTATTTGGTCAATGTCTCGTGAGAATCTAGCCCAAATGATTGCAGGAGTTGTTAAATTATCAGTTATATCTTTTAGAACGTCAAGACGAGGATTTTTATCACTAATTAAAACAGTAGGCTCATCAGCTTCTGTTGTCACATAGTTACATGTTATTTGCTGTAGCTTTAGTAACCTCACAATTGCGAGTGTTGCTTCTACAACTTCTCCACTTTCAAGTTCAGTAATATACTCTTCCCTCAACTCATTGTAAGCTTTCACTTGAGCTGGGGTCATTTCAAAGAAACGCTTTTGAAATAGTTTTGGGGGCAAGTCCAAACCTGCTGTTTCTTTTGTTAACCTGTCACCAACTTTATCAATGTATTTATTCAGCTCTTCTATATTCCTGTAACCCACTAGTTGATCATAACCAGGATCATAACCCTGCTGTTCTTTTACATCAGCAGCTTTCATCCAAATTCCAAAATGAGTTTTGAAAGAAAGGAATCCACCAAACCCTCTGTCTTTCCAAAATTGGTCAGAAAGCCACCTAACTTGTGAGTAAGCATCAAATGGTCCTTTTGCAATTGGAGTACCTGTCAACAGCCTGCGAAAGACAGCATACTTACCAGAGGCATTGATTGATATTGTTCTTTTTGCTTTTGGTTCTTTTATTTTATGGGCTTCATCAAGAGCATAGAAAACTTTACGTTGTTTTAGTAATTTCCAGATAAACTTTCTAGCTTGTTTTGTCATAAAGCCCTCATAGCTAACTGTCAAAACTAAAAGACCTTTATGTTTTAGGAGATTTTTTAACTGTTCCTGATAACCTTTGTTATTTGCTTTGTTTGACTGCCAATAAAAATAACAAGCATCTTTTGCAACTTCATCCGGTAAATGAGCAGGGAGTTCATCTGTTATCCAATTGCGATGAACTCCGTTTGGAGCTACAACAAGCAAAGCGTCAACTGTGCCTTTTAGATACTGATAAGCACAAGTATCAATAACTGGTTTTGTTTTACCACAACCCTGCTCCCAAAAAAGAGCATAGTACTGATAATCTGCGGTACGTTCAAAAAGTTCTTTTTGATGTTGAAATGGTTTTGTTTTGTATTTGTATGTTTCTATATTCATTTTTAACTATTCTTTCTGTAGTCATTATAAAAAGAATTGAGGATAAAAGGCAAGCCCTAAAGTTATTTTTATTCCGCCTGCTCAACTTGCTCAATTAAGACTCAATTTTTGAAACTCTGTAAAGCCCAGTGAGCAGTGATCACCTCAACTTACTTAACTTACTTAACTTTTATTATTAAAAATTATTATTATATAAATTAGCCTGTT